ACATGGAATGGGAACGGGCGAAGGGCAGCCTACGGGCAATAATGGCCAAATACACAGATACACGGGGGGCTGCTTATGGTAACTGGGTAGAGCTTAATGATTTGGTAGGGAAATTCATTAAAGAATTCGGCGAAAAGGCTGGTTTAGATTAGTTACCATTTCCTAAGGCTCAGATGACCCACTTAGGCACAAAGTGAAATCCGTGTCTAAAAACAAGGACTTAACGGAGGTCTAGCCTCAGACTTGACAAATTTGCAACCATTGTGCTAGTCTATACTTAGCGAAGAGCTGTGAGAGAAGGGCTCGGTTAAAAGAAACCGGGCTTTTCTCATTAAAGGGGTTACATGGAAATAAAGACCCTTAATGTCAAGGAAATTAACCCAGCCATATATAACCCGCGTAAAGACCTTAAACCTGGTGATCCTGAATATGAGAAGCTGAAGAAATCTATATTAGAGTTCGACATGGTAGAGCCGCTTATATGGAATAAGCGGACAGGGAACTTGGTAGGCGGTCACCAAAGGCTAAAGATTCTTCAGGAACTCAATATAGATAATATAGACGTCTCAGTGGTTGACCTCAGTGAAGTCAAGGAGAAGGCCCTCAATATAGCCCTCAACAAGATAGAGGGTGAATGGGACTTCCCGCGACTCAAGGACTTGCTTGAGGAGATTGACACCGACGATTTTGATATGGAGATAACGGGCTTTGACCTGAAAGAGATTGAAGACCTAGTCACCCAATTTCATGTTGGTGGGGACAATGAAAAGGAGCAGGGTAAGACCACTTGCCCCCAATGCGGTTATAGTTGGTAGGTTATGAAAAAGAGCCAAGTAATAAAAGTATGTGAAATATGTGGTAATCCCTTTAGTGTTAAGCAATCGAAACAGAATACAGCGCGTTTTTGTTCTTTGAGATGTCGCGGTCAGTGGTGGGGGAAGATTTGCGGAAAGCGGGATGTAGTTGAGAGGCAATGTTTATCCTGCGGTAAAATATTTATTGCTAATTATTCTGCCAAACTGTTTTGCTCAAGGCGATGCATGGGGTATTACAGAAAAAGTCAATATGAGGGGGAAGGTAATCCCAGATGGAATGGGGGCAAAGTTTTATGCCATTGCCAAAACTGCGGGGAAGTCTTTCATGCATGGCCGGGAAGAAATCGGAAATTCTGTTCTTATAATTGCAAACAGCAAAGCATGATTGGCGGAGGTAATTATAATTGGCATGGCGGGTTATCTTTTGAGCCATACACTATTGAGTTTAACAGACAACTCAAGGAAATGATAAGAAATAGGGATGGCAACAAATGTCAATTATGTGAAGTGCCAGAGATGGAATTGATAGAAAAGTTGTGTATCCACCATATTGATTATGATAAAAACAATTGTTTGCCCTCAAACTTAATTTCTTTATGTCGCAGTTGTCATGCGAAGGTGAATTTTAACAGGCAGTATTGGCAGACAAAATTCCAGGACTACACAGGGAAGCAGGCGGTGAGGATATATGACAACTAACGGCACTAACGGCAACGGTAAAAAAAGAGAACAAACAGCAGCCCGTATTATAAAGGCACTCAAAGAGACTAACGGGCTTCTTACTATGGCGGCCACCAAGTCCGGTATAGGATATAGGACAGTATGTAGATATGTAGCCGAATATCCCTCAGTCAAGGAAGCCGCATATGATGCAAAGGAAACTATGCTTGACTTTGCTGAAGGCAAACTATACCAGAAAATCAAGGCTGGTGATAACGTCGCTATACTCTTCTTCCTGAAAACACAAGGCAAGGCCAGGGGCTATATAGAGAGACATGAGGTCGGTGGCGAAGGTGGTGGACCTGTCACGATAAAGGTTATATATGACAGTAGCAACTAGCCATCAATATATAGTTAAATTGCGCCTCCCGCATATTAAGCAGGATGTTATCAGACAAAGCCCTGCAAAGAGAAAGGTTGTAAGAGCTGGACGGCGAGGCGGAAAGACAGTTATAGCAGCCACCATCTGTGCAGACAAATTCTTAGAGGGGCTTAGACCCCTTTATGCTACACCCACCAGTGACCAGCTTGAGACCTGGTGGTTTGAGGTTAAGAGGGCGCTGGCGGAACCTATAGAGGCCGGCATATATAAGAAGAACGAGACTGAGCATACTATAGAGAGGGAAGGCACCAAGAACCGCATCAAAGGCAAGACAGCTTGGAACGCCGATATGCTCAGGGGCGACTATAGCGACTTCCTGGTGCTGGATGAATTCCAGCTTATGAATGAGGATACATGGGAAGTTGTCGGCGCACCTATGCTACTGGATAACAACGGTGACGCGATGTTTATATATACACCGCCGTCTTTGCATAGTCGGTCGGTAAGTAAAGCTCGGGACCCGAGACATGCCTCTAAGATGTTCAAGAGGGCAGAGGCGGATGAGACAGGGCGATGGCAAGCCTTCCACTTTACGAGTCAGGATAACCCCTATATATCACTTGAGGCACTGAGGGACATCGTTCAGGATATGTCTCAGTTATCATATAGACAGGAGATTCTGGCTGAAGATGTAGAAGAGGTTGTCGGTGCGCTATGGACAAGAGAATTGATATCCAAGAGTCGCATTACTCGGTATCCTACTTTGGTTCGTGTTGTAGTGGGTGTAGACCCGCCAGGCGGTAGAACTGAGTGCGGTATTGTGACAGCCGGACTAGGGCAAGATGGGCATGGTTATATATTAGAGGATAGAAGCCTTCGCGGTTCGCCGGATACATGGGCCGATGCAGTTTTGACCGCCTATAATCGCAATCAAGCTGATAGAGTGGTGGGTGAGGCAAACTACGGTGGGGATATGGTAGAGTCGACGATCCTACAGGCCGCTAAATACCGCAATCAAATAGTGAGCTATAAAAGTGTCCATGCTTCCAGAGGCAAGGCAGTGAGAGCCGAGCCAGTTGTTGCTGGATTTGAGCAGGGCAGAATCCACCTAGTAGGCGAGTTCCCTTTCTTGGAAGAGGAACTTTGCACTTGGATACCTGGGGAAAGTAGGGAATCTCCCAATAGGCTTGACGCTCTGGTCTGGGCGCTGACCGAGCTGATGCTGGAAGCCCAGGGCAAAAAATTCATGGTGGGATGAGGTGAGAAAATGATTTGTCCTTTTTGTGGGATGCCTGCAACTAAAATGAGAGGCTTCAGAACAATCAGATGCCTTCGGGCTGGCATCGAATGGATTTGGTACACCTGTACTAATAGACATGAATGGGGACATAGGCAGGTTTAATGAATAAGTCAGGAGAGACACCACCAAACATGAAACCGTCTCCGACTATGCAAGTACACTTTGCTGATGGTGAGGTCGTGCAGATGAACCGCAAAGAGAGACGTCGCCAGCATCTATACGGAGATCGAATTGGTAAAGGGAGACAGTAAGCGGTATGAGGAAGAATTGGATATATGAAGTTTGCCGTAGATGCACTAGAGAGCAGAGACTTGCATGGTCAGTCTCAGATGAATTATGGGAAAAAGTGAGTGCTGAGAATGTATTATGCCTCGAGTGCTTTTTACGACAAGCTGACGAACGAAACGTAAAGGTGCGATTAGAAGACATTAAATTTACTGGCTTGGTAAGCTGGAGAGATTAGATGGAGCGATTAGTAGACTATAGATACTCGGAGCTGATATCAGCGGGCTTTGATCTTATAACTCCTAACATAGCTCGTAGGCTTCAGTATACTCATTTCTTTACAGGCACTGATCCTATTTATGCTGGCTTGATCGCTGATCATAAGTCAGCAAGTGGTCGGTCTTACCGTGACACATGGTGTGTGTCTTTTCAATATCATTTGAAGCAGTTTTCGGTAAAGGACCAACAGACTACCGTCACACTTACAAGTCTCTCTACAAAAGGATACCCATTGCTACTACTACCCATGCTGATAGTTCATGAACTTGGACATGTACTGCATGAGATTATAGGATTCGATCATGATGCCGAGCCCGTCACCAAGTATGCAGAGCTTGATAGGTATGAGGCATTCGCCGAGGCATTCACAGCCTGGTTGAATCCCGGTTATGGTCAATACTACAAACAACTCAGAAGAGTGGACAATAAAACCACCAGTCTATTCAGAGAGCTAGAGACATTATGGAGATGATTGGATTATGACTCTTAAAGAGAAAGTAATTCAGGCTAGGCAGGATGAGCCAAACAAGCGGGCAATTGAAATAGCTCGTGACTTCAATTGTAGTCGGGAGCGGGTCCGTCAGCTGTTGATGGGAGCCAATCTAGCCACTACAGTGCCACATTACATAGCTACCAGAGGCCATAATAGAGGACCAAGAGTTCAAGGTGTTCCGATTAAGGTGGTTCCTTCTCGTCCCTCAATAGCACCGATTGTGGGTCAGCTTACATCCACTAAAGTCTGTCCTCGATGCGGCAGTACGCATTTGTATTTAACTGAAGACATAAACACTTGGGATGTTAGTTGTCTCATCTGTGGGCAGTTGGTCACCTTCCAGTTTAAGGGGGTAGTCAAATCAGATATGGAGATGAGAGCATGTTAAATAGTCTACGTGCTAGGGCGGCTTTAGCCTTACTACCGAAGAAAGCTAGCGGGGGTCTTAGTCCATTTCAGGTGATATCCTCACAGTACCCCAACGTACCTATATACACAGATATGAGTATCAGGAAGGCAACACGTGAGGGTTATAGGATAAGCGTTTTTGTCTATCGGGCTGTGAGGACAATCATTCAGGCGGGCAGCGGTATTCCCTGGATAGTGCAGGACGCTAAAGGTGAACCGATTGAAGGTCATGACTTTACTAAGGTATGGGCGAAGCCCAATTCCAAGTTCTCTGGACAGGACAATATGGAGTTTATTCTTGCTCATCAACTGCTGGGTGGTAACGCTCTTATTCAACCAATCATTGCAGGCGGAAAGCCTAGTGAGTTCTGGATTGTTATGCCTGACTTGGTGCAGCCTATTCCATCGGACGTTCCGGGTGAGTGGCTGAAGGGTTGGAGGGTAACCGACCATCACGGTCAGCGAGACGTGCCTCCTGAGCAGTTTATACACTTTATGCAGATTGATCCGGGCAATCCTTACTGGGGCATTGGGCCCCTCATGGCGGCTGCCCGCACTGTAGACACAGACAATGAGGCTCAGGATACACAGAAGATATCAATGCAAAACAGGGCGACTCCAGACGGCGTGTTCACTCATGAGAGCGTATTGACGCAAGAACAATTTGAGGAAGCTCGTAGGCAAATACGAGAGAACTTTCTGGCTAAGACTAAGAAACGAGAACCGTGGGTACTAGGCGCTGGTGCTAAGTGGAATCAGATGAGCATGACTCCAGTAGAGATGGACTTCATAGCATCCAGGCTCGCTAATCTCAGAGCTATAGCCACAGCCTTCGGCCTTGACCCGTGGTGGCTCGGTGACAGGAGTGCTTGCCTAACAGCTAATACAGATGTATGGACGCCCAGTGGTTTAATCAAGCTGTCTGCAATAGAGGTAGGCACTAAGGTGTGGTCAATGGTAGACGGAGATATTGTAAAACTCCCCGTCACTAATTGGAGCCTCGATAAGGTAAAAGATGTTTACGAAATCAAAACCAAGAATAGAACCATTAGGGCATCTGGCAATCATCCTGTACTTGTGCGTATAGGCGGAAGCCAAACAGAGGGGAGTAATAGAGAAAGGCGAATATCTTACGATTATAAACGGGTTGATGAGCTAACGCTTAATGACTACCTTGTTCAAGTCAAGGAATTGCCTGATGGAAAAAGAAACAGTTCTCCTGATGGAGAGGTGGTTACTAGCGGGATGATGCAATGGTTGGGAGCCATGTATGGGGATGGGAATATAAATGATAACTCAGTACGAATGTCAATGCCTAAAGAAGATAGATGTCGCGCTTTTTACGAGGATTTAGCTAGGCGCCTATTTGTCACTCATGCTACGATGGGGCGAGCAGCAAAACAGGATGAGAAACTATCTAAAATGCTTGCCTTATATGGAAAAGGCGTGACTTACAGTCAGATAGCCGAGGCTTTGGGAGTACATAGAAGCGGTGTAAGGAGACGAATCATCAAGGCTTTGAATCCAATTCCCGATACATTTAGGCCAGTACATATTAGTGATGCTGTTCGTTCATTTACCTTTGCTAGTGTTATCGCTACGGAAAAACTACTTGTACTTGGCTTCAATGGTACGGCAAAAACCAAGCGGCTACCCGGTTGGATATTCGGGCTTACGAAAGAGTTACGGCTTGCCTTCCTTGCTGGCATTGTAGATAGCGATGGTTATATTGATAAGTTTGGTTCGCTATGTATAACCTTCGCCAACGAGAGGTTAACTCATGATATTCGTGTATTACTGGTATCCTGCGGTATCCAATGTTCTAATGTAGGCAAGTCGGTACTTGAAGCCAGTGTTCTCCCTAATAAAGGGTTGCAAGATCATTATTACAACTGGCACTTTGTTGCCTCATCAGCCGTTCAAGTTTCACAAATTCCTTTTGCTGATCCGACGTATAGAGAAAGAATTGTTGCTAACCCCAACCGTGAAAGAATAGACGGCCAAGCCTGGCAAATTCGTGACTTATTTGATAGTAAACAGCTAGGTTTTTATAACATCAAGGCAATAGCAAAATTACCCGCGGAGCAACTTTACAACATGGAGGTCGCTAACGGTGGGCATAACTTTGTAGCTGATGGTGTCGTGGTCTCAAATTCGACGTATAACAACGTTATGGAGGCCCGCAAGGCCTTATATGAAGAGGTCGTTCTTCCAATGCTGGATGATATCAAGGCTACGCTCAATCTCCTGATAGCTCCGATGTACGGGAACATTACCATTTCGTATGATACTTCCAAGATAGCAGCGCTGAGAGCAGACTATGGCAAGAAGGTAGAGCAGGCGAAGACGCTATGGGCAATGGGCATACCCTTCGACCAGATAAACCAGAGGCTGGAGATGGGCTTTGAAGAGTTCTCAGGCTGGGACCGTGGCTATCTGCCGATGACCCTGCTACCAACTGGATCGTCTGCTAGAGAGCCAGA